TAGCAACCGTAAAAAGGCTATACTAGCCATGCACCGGTATCGCCTTGATATAGCTCTAACAGAAGGCAGAGTAACCCAAGTTAAAGCTATAACTGTACCTGCGGCACTAGAAATCGTAAGAGGCAGGTTTAACGAACCAGCTCTTACAGACGCTGTCTATGCGGCTGATATGTTATTCACTACAGCTGACTCTAATAAAGTCTTGTTTATAGTTAACGGTAGTGAAGTAGAAGAATACCGTAACTAATAACACTAGAGCTCCTATAGGAGCTCTAGTACTTCTACACTATTTTTTTTTTGATCTTATAACAGTATATTATAAGATACATTACTTAGTAAGGAGTTTATCATAAGTTATAGAGACGATAAATGGTATGACTTTATGAACTCTCTCAACTACAGGGATGGTGTCTTTATAGATAAAAGAGAGATAGTTACCACGCTTAAAGCTGAGATAGAAAAAGCTTATCAAGCTGGTTTATCAGATTTTGTACCAGAGAAAGTAAGCTGGGGCTCTATAATACTAACTAGTCTTATGGTTAATATTATAGTAGCTGGTGCTAGCATACTAGGTACACTAGCATATATAATCTATAGTTAGAGTATGAGTACTATTACTCATACTCTAATATTTTTTATGCTATATTAAGAGAAATGATAAAGTAAGGAAGATTATGAAAACTATAATAAAGATGGCTAGATTATATAAGAAATTAAAAGATTATTACGACTGCTGTATAACAGCAAAAGAGCCCGATATAACGAAATATAATAGAGGTATAATAAAAGTATTGCTTAAAGAACAAAATGCTCCTAGAGGGCTTGTAAATGGCTTTATGAACACTAATATGAAATCTTTAAATATGCCATTAGTAAACGCTACTACTTTAGATCTATTTGGATTAAAAGAACTAGATATGATACCAGATGTAGATAATAGAGTAACTATAGAGATGTTAGCTATAATAAATAGTTTAATAACAGCTATAGTATGCTATAGACATGAAATAGAAGCTGATGGTAAGTTTGATATAGTAGAGTTTATAACTATGACTACTATAGCACAAGATAGAGCTGATCTATATTTAAGTACTGAAGGTAGTGATGATATAGATATAAAAAGAGCTGAGAATGCTATACTTATAGTAAATTGGTTTTTAAATGGTATAACACCACTGATAGGTAGTATATGTAAATACCTAGATAAGAATGGTAAAGGAGATATATATACTACGTTTAGTATGGTAACACATAAGAGTTTTAACTTTTACTATTTTGAAATAGAAGATAAAAAAGTATAGAGTAAGAACCATATAGGTTCTTACTCTATATAATATTTATGTTATAACGCATCTACTACGTATCTTTTTAATAAGATAGGCTGGCGCCCAGTCGATGCTGGTGGTGTGGCACTTACTTCTGTTAAATCAGTGTTATTGAACCCATCTACATAAGGTTTTTCTGGTAAACATAAGAATGCTACATAATAGCCTTGCGGAGCAGTAGAATCGTTCCAATCCAGGTAATCAAATCCTAAGTAGCTAGTACTGCTTAGTTTTAACCTACCGTTATCTGTATTGACTATCTCGCTATACAGACTTCTAGCATCATCTTTAGATAACCTTAGTCCTAGCTCATCTCCGAATGCTTGGTACTCATCGTCTATGAATCTAGCTCTACGTACTAAATCTAACATAGTTTCACCAGGGCATCCATCTCTATGGTCTAGTAAGAATATAGGTTTAAGATATTTAATAGTATTAGTCTTACCACTTGTATCTGGTTGCGTAAACGTATAGTTATCTTTTAGTATACTTTCTCCAGATTTTATTCTGTTTACATAGGCCTCAATACTAGGTGTACTAGATGTAAACAATCTCTTGTTAGGTAACACAAGTATAAACCCACGCCAGATCATAATATGCCACTTATCTATGGTATTATAACCAGTAGTTATACCGGCTTTAAGTAACTCTGGTAATACTCCATTAGCAAAGAATCCCTTATCAGGTACAGTATTAACATACGCAGACATTGCTTGTATATCACCAACGATAACTTCTGGATTATTGTTATTGTTAATATAACCTATTTCATCTGTTGTATACATATTACATTCACTTGCGTATAGCTCACTACTTTTATCATAGTTTACTTTACCAGCAGCAGATGTTTCTGTTCCTGTATAGTTTAATATGTCGTCACCGAGAACAGCATCTGTATTAGCTATTAGAGATGTATATAATGTATACTTACTAGGTAAGAATGTTTCATTTTTAACCATAACAATATCTGTGCCATATGGTGCACCATTGGTAAGACCACCTATGATGGTTTCATATACACGTTGATAATTAGAATATGTAGGATGTGTTACAGTGTCGCTAACTTCGTTATTGTATGTCCCATCTATAGAAAATCCACGCGGTATGTTATAAGTACACTCCATTAGAGGGCGCCTGGTATTACCATAATAGATTTTACTAGATCTATTATCAGTCTCTGAAGCCAAACGCAACCTGCTGATGCCTAGTTTTGCTTTTCTTTCACCATTTGGATCTATGTTATTACTAGCTTGCGGCTGATACATAACTTTACCTATACAGTTAACGGTAATATCCTTAGGCTGATCACGTTTAAGATCTTTAGATGTTTGGTAGTCTAGTATATTCCTATCTAGCATCTCTTGGGATATAGTAATGTAATCCCTAAGATCTGCTAATGATAATATACTATATACAGATCCGCAATAGGACATCGGTATACCGCGTATAAGCATCTTTACAGCTAATCTCATTTTCATACTGCTAGTAGAACCTTGACCCGGAGATAGAATATCCATTACAATAGACTTAAGTAAATTAGGTAGTTGTGTATTAGTGCTCTCTGGGCCGTACATAACGCCTACATTTGTAGTCTTATACTTATTATTATATAGGAAAACACCATTTCTTAATGGCTCTCCCAATGTAATATTACCTAGTATATTCTGTAATTGTGTTTCTGGATCAAATGGATAGTTAGGCATAGTATCTTTTGTAACATTCCATCCATAAATCCATTTTACCATATCAGTAGCTTCATACTCGAGCTCCATGTCGTTAGACGTCTTAAGTTTCAATTCGTCGGTATAATGATAAGCATATATAGTATTATTACTATGGAAAATAGCATTAAGACTATCGCTCATTACACCGTATTTATTAGCTCCATCCGGATTGATTACTAAATAAGGAGTAACTTTTTTACTCTTAAACCAATTTACATATTTATGTCTATAGTTAGGCCTATTTGCATCTAGTTCAAAATCTACAAGATAGTCAAAATTAGTTCTAATCGAATTCTTATTTTTATCCACGCCCATAAATATGGTATGGTACTTAGTAGGGTCATAGTTAAGCTCTTGCTTTTCTGTTAACTTTTGACTAGGTCCAGTATAGTCGAATGTTCTATACCTTTCACTTTTACCTTTAGTAACACTATCATCTGGTAATTTTTCGTTAGACTCTAGATACTCTAGTATACTAAATACATGTGTATCTTCTTCGTTAGTAGGGTAAAAATATTTCAAGTTGCCTACTCTGTTTGTGAATATAGCAATATCACGTCTATAAGAGCTGAAATGCCTTATAGGGTACATTTCTACTAAGCCAGCATTTGTTGTAAACCCTACGCCATTACCAGTATCTAGTGTAGCATATGGTTTCTTTTGGTTATTATCTAAAACCATTAATGTAACGCCATCAGCCGAAACAATACTAGTAGTTATTGTTATGTCAGTAGGTGAACAGAAATTTGGATAGATGCAACCATAACCATTGTCCCCTGCTACGTCTCTACTGCCTTCTTTGCTATATACGCCCCATATCGTATCTGAAAATCCGAACTTTTTAAGTCTAGCATTATCGAAACTAATTCTATTATCGCTAGCATAGAAACTAATTTTCTTTTCATTACCATATCCAGTCTCACCCCACATGCTACCGTGTATCGTGGTAAGATAAGTAGCACGGTAATTCTCTGTTATGCTCAAACGTGTTGTAAAATACGTCGTATACTCGTGCAAATACTGTGTATTCAAAGGCGCATATGTATATCCTACGCTATCGCCTGCTCTAAAATTAGTAACAGTTAGGCTCTTAATATACTTACTAACATCGTCAATAGGTACCATTTTACCATTGACTTCTTTAGTAAACTTAAATCCGTATACGTAGTTAGTACCAAATGTTGCTTTACGCTCCAGCTCTTTATTAACATATATAGTAGCATCTAGTCTTACTTCAACATTAAACAAATCAGACTGTCTCTCCGGAGAATGTTTAACACCATCTGGACCATATACTATACAACCTACTCTATATTTCTTATCAGGATCAAAGCTACCATAATCTATAGTAATACTAGTAGTATTAGCAGAGTTATTCTCAGAGCTCCATACTTTAGTACCATTCTGTTCGTATAGATACCAACTAGTATTACCAAATGTCATACCAGCTTGGTTATTATTACGCTCTATAGTGGCTACTGGTTTACCACTGCTAGTATCTACATTAAGACTAGTAACTTTATAGTAAATATCACTAGTATTAAAAGTAAAAGTCTCTGGTATACTATAAACACCAAAGTCTTTATAGACATAAGTTACTCTAACTTTATACTCTGTATTATCTTCTAGTCTAGCTGGTAATTTAAAAGTATCTATTCTACTATTAGTGCCATCTGGTCTTAATCCACTATAGACATATCTAAAGCTAGGTTCTTGACCATATACTACTGTTCCACTATTATTATAACCTTGATAAATATCCCATATAGCATAAGCATCGTTATCTAATATATTAAACGTAGATAAGCTAGCTTGTTTTAATCTACTCATATCAGATTCTGATTTAGTCCAATATGTACCATAACTAAAACCAGATTCTATAGCACTAGTTCTATTAGCATAGTTAGTACCATTAACAGCAGCTAATGGAGCTTTAAGCTCTGGTACTCTCATATCGGTACTATCCACTACTTCCCAGTTACCTACTTTCTCTATAGTTAATTTTACTTTAAGAGGTAATATAGTACTATAGTTAGCTATAGATTTCTCTCCAACTACTCTACCTTTAGCAGAAAACTCTATATACTTACTACCGTCTTCATCTACAGTAGTAGCAGCTCCTAAGTATCTTTTAACACTACTAGCTGGTATAGTATATTTAAGTTCTTTACCATACTTATCATCTAGATCTTTATCTAGTCTAACTTCAACAGCTTGTTTCTTATTAAAGTCTTGTAGAGTCCATGTTAAGTATAACATATTCTCTTGTACAGGTTGTGTAAATGGAGCCATAGTAAGCTCTAGATCACCATTCTCTAACATCCTAAGAGTTATCTCTTTGGTTAGATTTATATTAGCATTAGAAGGTGTTCTAAACTCTAATCTAGCTGTGTTACTAGTAGACTTAGAACCTTTATAAGTACACTCTATAGTATAACCATTATCAGGCTCTAATACGCCAGTAAGGTTGATAGAAGTAAGCTCTTTAGATTTAGGTTCTGAGAATACTAGTGCTGATGTAGAGTTACGTACTATCCAGCTAGTAAATACATGTTCATCTGTACCAGATATAACATTAAATGGTGTACCGTTAACAACAAACTTACCATCTGCAGAACTGAATGTTAATGTAGGTGTCTCTATAGCAGATGCTGGAGTTTTATAAGTACCTATAGCCATTCTAGTTTTACTAAATACAGGATGATCTGTATGGTATACTAATGTAACTTTATAAGCAGTATTAGGTTCTAATAGACCAGTCTCTACTTTCCACTCTGTTAGTTTAGTAGTATCCATAGTTAGTGTTTTTATAACTTTATTATCAGACTCTCTTATTATAGACCAACTAGAAGCAGTGTGATTAACACCAGTAAGGTTACCTACTAGTTTAAAAGGTGAACCTTTAAGTAACGGAGTAGCACCATCTTCTATAACAGATAAACTTGGTATAGCTACAAAACCTTCTGGTGTAGTAAACTCTAAACTATCTGAATATGGAGATGCTACATCATTACTAATAAACCTATATTTTACATAGATCTTAGTATTAGCTGTATCTATAGCTGGATACCAACCATCTCTATAGATAGGATCTCCAGTACTATCTAATATAGTACTAAAATCTTCGTTAAGAGAAGCGACCCATTCAGTAGCTTGATGCTCTCCTACGAATGTATCATTGGTTCTATATGTAGCTATAGGAAGTAATTTAGCATAAGCTTCAGGATGCTCTAATGGAGTCTCTCTAATATCTGGCTTAAGTATTTGTGTATTACTTATATTAGCACCGCTATTCAATATGTCCCTAAGAGTGGTATCGGTTATCAATGTTCCTGATCTGTCAGGAGTTTTGACATTAATATCCTTAGGCGTATGACCTGTTCTGATAGATTTAAAATAGATAGAACTCTGGTCGTGTATACGTAGTTCTGCCATAACCTATTCTCCTTTTTAAATTTAATATACAAAATTTCAATATCTATAACCTGGTTAATAAGCTTACTAACCAGTAGATCAGGTAAAGTTTTACCATATAAGCTGTATAAAGATACTATAGAGTAGGTATTTATACCTACTCTATAGTATACTGTTTAGTTTAAATAATCTATTCTGATTATCTACTGGTATAAGATCTTTTATAACCGAATTCTCTTTTAGTCTATTAAGTAGACTAGTATAACCTTTTACTAATCCCATAGAGTTAGTTAAAGGTTCTGAAGTTAATATATTAACATCAGCATTCGGACTGTATTTAACTATTTCTTCAGATAGATTAAGACCATTAAACTCTATATAATCATCTTTAATCTTTATAATACTATCAGAAAGTATTATATCTACAAACGCTATATCTATCTTGTTATCCGATATATACTTATAAGCTATCAAATTACTATATTTACCAGAACATATTACAATCTTATAGCTACTAAATATATCTTTATGGTACATAGTCTTAAGCTTTTGAAAATCTAATTCTAATAACTTAAGTACTGATGGTATGTCATTAACTATAAGTAATGTTTTATCTCCATATTCATTATGTATAAATGGTTCTGCTAAAGGCATAGAGTCTATAGCTCTTTTTAATTTAGCTAAAGACATTTTATATTCAGCTTCTTCTATAGTAATATTATCACAAGTAGCTATAGATGTAGATGTATCTATTTTAGGACTGAAGAGTATATCTTTTATTTTAGTTAAAAAACCTTGACCTATCATCTCCTGATTCTCCCTAATTACATTATATTATACTTATAAACTTACCTAAGGCTTTAATAAACTCTAAAGCATGGTTAGTAGCCTCTGGATCTTGCTTATGTAACCAGTATAGTGCAAGATATACCATTATACCTAGGTTAATAAAGAACATCCACTTCCACCGTTTAAGAGATTTTATCTCTTTACCTTGTTTCTCCATTATAGAGTACATAGCATTCATAGTCTCATTATCCCTATGCTCTTTCTCTTTAAGAGCAGTCATAACTGTTCTTATAAGACTAGATTGCTCATAGCTCATTGCCTTAAAGTTAGCATCGTCCTTAGACTCTTTAAGTAACATATATTCATATAGTGCTGGATCTGTCTCTAGTAAGTGCCTTACTTTGTCAATACCAGCCTCACTAAGAGGATCTACCTTTAACTTTGCAGAGAACCCCGTATCCATCTTATTAAATAGCTTTTCTAAAGATTCTGATTCTGGCATAAGACTGCATCCTCTCTATCAAAATTTAAATCATTATCTAAAAGTATTAAATACTATAGATTTCCAATTACCTTCTATATCATACTTAAGCATTAGTAGATATATAGTGTTTCTCTTAATTTTCTCCATAGGCATACTAAATGTATATGGAGCAGTATCATAGTTAACTGTTGTATCAAATGCGGTATCGCCTTTACCATTATTAAAGCCTATTAATTTAAATCTAACTGATTTAGCATTCTTATAAGTATTAAGAGTAGCATTAACAGCTACTGATATAAAATCTGCATGTGAAATAGCTTTAGATACTCTTATTATATTAGCATCTGAAGATTTACTACCTACATAGATAGTTTTAGTAGCTATTTGACTACTATCTCCAGAACTAGCATGGAATACAGCTTTTATTCTATATACTGTATTCATATCTAGTATTACATTATCTACTAGTATCTTAGATTTAAATATCTCGTCATTTAGAGACTTCCAAATGACTTTACCAGATAGAGTCTCTATCCAGTATGAAGTAGCTACATGTGTAGCATCTCCTATAGCTGCAAACTCTTTAGGTATAATATAAAATCCTGTAGCTACATGATCTCTAGGATCTGAATCTGTAGTTATATCAGGACTATTGACTCTAGATGGTAGATCTGATTGATTCTCTACATCGTCAAAAGCTTTATGTGTCCAAACATCAAGGTTAGTCCACTTATGAGCTCCCTTATTAGTAACAACCTGTGCTCTAGCATAATATCTAGTACCAGGATTCAATGTCATCTCTACGAAGATAGAGGCTCTGTTTATTCTATCTTCGTAAGATGAAAAGACTAATTTACTTCTATCAAAGTTTTTAGCAGTACTGATTTCCCAATTGGTATAAACCCAGTCTACATTATTACTCGTATCTATATTTTTAAGACGTAATACAAGCATACTCATTATCTGTTACCGCCTTCTTTATATTAATATTCTTATTAACAAAAATGTCAGCCATAACGATTTCCAGTAAGTATGGCCTATGATTTCTTCTTTTTAAATAGGGTAAATAACTTTAACCACCATGATTTGATTTTATATAACTTAAGTAAAAATACTAACTTATGTATAGCATCTCTAAACCTAATATAGAGACTATATCTTCTAAGCTTAATAGGTTCTGTACTAGTAAACATATCATATAGATCTTGTGGACTATATTCAGAACCTTCTGTTCCATATAGTTTACTATATCCTAATAACTTAAGTATCTCTGCTATAAGTTCAGAGCAGAACCAACGTTTATTATATAGGTTAATACCAAACACTTGGTTCCATACTAGACCAGTAGTATCATAACTAGGACATATCTGTGTTTTAATATACTCTAGTATATTATTATAAGTATCTTCAGATAGCTCTATCTCTGGTAACTCTAAGTATTCATACTTATCATGGTCTAATGGTTTAAGTTTTTTAACATATATACCTTCAGCAGGAGTAGCAGAGATCCATTGGTCTCCCAATATGAGCTCTGCATGGTAGTACTTAGAATGGCACCACCAGTTGATTACCTTAGCTATAAAACCAGAATCTTTAGTATATGGTCTTAGAGCTATAATTGGTTTAATTTTCAACATCCATGTCTCCTAACATTATTAAGCTTTTACTAACTGGTTAAGAGCTAATGTATAGCACTGATCGAATATATCTTTAACTTTAGGTTCAGTAGCTGCATTATGTTCATTCTCTACTCTACCTACTCTATTATAACCTTTATTAGTATTAAACGCTAGTAGTTGATCTACAGATAGTTTAGCTAGTTCCATAATAGTAAGTGCTTCAGCACTAAAGCAAGATTGAATATGAGCTGCTATATACTTAGCTAGTGTACAAATTTGTTCATAGTTAAGTTTAGCAAAGTTATTATCCATATCTTTCCAATCATAAACACGTTCACATTTACCAGTAGCAACTACATCTAGTATACCTAATGTAACATAACCAGTTACGTTCTCTTTAGCTAATGAATCTGAATCAAATCTTCTACCGAATAACTCTACACCACCTACTGATTTAGCATCTCTTAATGCTTTTATCTCTGGTTTAAGGTTATCTACTAGAAAAGCTACTGTAGCTTCAGTTGCTTTACCAGCTAATGTAGCTAGTTGTTCATCTCTATTAACCATAACACCTTTAGATACATATAGAGTAAAGTCTTCTATATAGTTTTCTCGCATAGGTATGAGTAGATCATTAACTTCTTTAAGTCTAGCTACTTGATCTTCTGTAGCTACTAAAGGTTCTATTTTAAGATCTTTATATTTATTAGGATAGGTATTTACCATAAACGTAATATCTTCTGGTCTATCTGTATAGATAGTCTCTTCTTTACCGCTATAAGCACTATAGAATGTAGTTTTAGTAGTATAGAAACTGAATTGATTATTTTCAAACTTAATCATCTCTTTATTCCTTTATATAGAATTTTTATATTATGTAATGTAGATACTACCTATAGTAGGTAGTATCTATTTATTATATTTAAGCTGTAGGCATTTCAAACACTGTAGAGTCTTCGAATACTAACCTAGCACCATGGTCATTTCTAGCTATATCTTTATCTACGTAATACGCAGCTTCTAGTTGTGTACCACCTCTAGATATAACTTCATTGTTATTAACAGTAGTTAGTACAAAATCATGACAACCGTTACCAGAGTAGTGCTCGAATACACCTAGGTTAATGTTATCAAACTTCTCCCAGTTTCTACCAATTTGATAGCCACCATGATAGTTATTAACATCCACTATGAGTGGTATATGTTCTGCTACTCTATATATAAGTTCATTCCACTCTGAGAACCTAAATAGGTTAGCATTAGCTACAAACTTATCATTAGGTAGATCTTCTAGTGGTCCTAAGTCAAAATAGTTAGGTCCTCCACGTAGTATCCTTACATCATAGGTATTACTATCTAATGTAGTAACTTTTCTATTTTCATAGTTATCTAGTTTTACATCAGATCCATATACTAAACCTAGCTCTTCTAAGTCTCTAAAGCATATACCATATGCTATAGAACCTCTATTTACTAGTAGTCTTTTACCGTGTGAATAGAATGCTAAGAATCCAAAGTCTAAGTTGATCCTAGTACCTTTAATCAATCCCAATGTAGTATAGATATTAAACTGGTCTATAGTATTAGGTACTACTCCAAAATAACCAGTGTCTGTATATCTATCATACTGTAAAGTAGGATATTTCTTTCTAGCGAATAACCAAGGTTCTTCGTATTGTGAAATATACTCTAGTACTATTCTAAGTACTCTATTTCTATTATTACCATGTTCTAAGTCTACACTACCTAAGTTAGATACTTTAGCTTGTACACCTTCAGTTTTATCTCCTAACCAAGTACTTGAAGATAGATCTGTAGTTATAATATGGTTAGTATCTTCTACATTTTTAAATCTATATAGCTCTGTAGATTCTGCTTCTGTTAGTAACCTAGCCCAATATAGTCTTTCTCCTATACGTATAGTACGTCCTCTACCTATCAATCCAGCTACTGCTAGATCATTATAGCTTACATTACTTAACTCTGGAGTATCATATACATAAAGTATTTTACCGCCTATCATGTACTTACTTAAAGTAGATTCAGTAGCTATCCAGTTACCTTTGGCTATATTACCAGTAGTATAACCAGTTTTATTATTATCTACTATAGTAGGTTGGAATCCTATATTTCTTAATAACCATCTATAAGTACATAGATCGTTTCTATCATCTTCTTCCCAATAGGTTATACCAGAGCTAGATTCAACACCAGGTACTCTATTCTTATTAAGATGTACATTATTACCTTGTGCTGCATAAGCAGAAGTATCTAATGCTCTATATAGAACATTATTATGTAGTACTTGACTATCAAAGTTATACTCTGTTACACCATTCCATATACCAAGATAGTTTCTAGTATCATTAAGCTGATTATAGTTAAACTTACCATAGTACTTAGTAGTATCATTATTAGAATCATCTCCTACTAGTACTGTCATAAGTCCATCTTCTGGTATCTCTATAAACTTAGGTCTAGTTCTAAATGTTATAGATACTTTTTCAGATGGTCCAAATGCTTCTCCATAGTAAATACATTCTAATAGATAATCTGTATTAGGCATAAGTATTGGATCTAATATATTATAACTAGTAAGCTCTTCAGGTTTTTCAGTCTCTACATTAAGTATCTCATCACCTGTATTAACAGTTACTACTCTCCACATAGTTTTAATATGTTTATCAGTATCTGTATTAGTTCTAAATGGTGTACCTGTTATAGTAGGAAACCTAGGTACTTGATCTTGATAACCAGATATAGTCAATGTAGGATTTTCTACATAGACATTAGGAGTCTGTATGTAGACTGGATCTGATGTTAAAGATGTATAGTTTCTACCTAGTATCTTAACTGTTATCTTATAGAGTGTATCTCTCTTTACACCATCTAGTCTAGAGATCTTAAGTTCTTTACTAGCCCATGGTTGTATCTTATCTTGTACTAATGTAGTTACTTCATGTTCTACTGGTGCTATAGCTGGATCTGAAGATGGTTCTCTACTTACTTCTATTACATTCCAAATTACAGACTCTGCTTGATCTTCATCTCCTAGTACTATATACTCAGATGGTTTAGCAGATATAATAAGTCCATGTACTTCAGCAGTTACTATAGGTTTCTTAACAGTTACATTAACTGTTTTAAATACCTCTTCTGCCCATGGTGAATTAAGTTTAGTACCTAAGTACCTAACTTTTATCTTATAGTTAGTATTAACTTCTATATACTTACGATCTATAGTAAGGAATGTATCAGTATCTTCTTTTATCCACTCTTTGATTAAATTATCTCTACCAGTATTAGCATGGTTATATAGTATCCACTGTGTACCACGCATAGTATCAGTAGCTTTTATAGTTCTAAATGGACTTAACTTAATAGTAGGTTGCATACCTTTAGAAGTGATATTGATACTAGGTGGTTCTATACCTATATAAGGTGTAGTCATACCTAATACAGAACTATCAGATGCTCCAAACTTATTACCTATAGCAGTTACTGTAACACTATATCTAGTAGAAGGTTGTAGTATACCATCTGGTATCTTATAAGTATACATAGGAGTATCTACAGCATGTACTACATGTTGTGGTATAGCAGATTGATCTACTACTACTATATTAAAGTTCTTAAGAGTATCAGAACCTTCAAAGCTTGATATAGGATCTATAGCTACAGATACAGTATTATCAGGATTAGTAACTAGTTTAAATACTGGAGCTTTTAGTTTAAAGTTACCAGTAGTAAATACTAACCTACCATAGGTAGTTTTATATCTAGCACCAGTATAACTACAAGTTACTAGGTAGCTTGTATTAGGTTTAAGTTTAACATCAAAGTTAGTAGTAGCATCCTTAAAAGGGAAACCTAACATATACTTAGTATCATCGTTAGGTAGTTTACTTATAGAGTATGTAGGTCTAAAATCAGTACCTAGTATACCATTGATCTTTTCAGATGCTGGATCATAGGCTTGATCTAATTCAGTTACAGTCCATTTTACTAGAGCTAGTGGATCTTGCGCTTCAGCACCAGCTACACCTGGAGCCATTCTATATGGACTAGCTGTAATAGTAGGACTAAGTTCATTTTGGTTTATGCTAAGTGTAGGTATCTCTACTTTAAAACTAGGCATAGTTACTCTAATAGGTTGTGTAAACGGACTAGAGTGTGGGTATGAAATATATCTAGCTCTTACATAGTAAGTACCAGATGGTACATTTACGCCCATAGGATTGAATTTATTAAACTCTCCATTTGGCACATCAGCTTCTTTAAGTCTTACCTTATAAGCTATGTTAGCAAAATCAGGTGTACCTGAAAATTGCCACTCTACCATATTAACTAAACCTTTAAAATTCTCATTAGGTAAATAAGGTGTTAATTCAAATACTGTAGTATTAGTTACCACATCTCCATCTTTGGGAGTGAGTATAGATGGATAGCCCATTAAGAATGGAGTTTTTATCTTAGATATATAATCATATACCGAAACATCAGATAGTAAAGTAGCGTCTTCTATATCAACAAGATCTAACTGTACATTTTCTGCTAATGTATTATCTCCAAACTTCAAGGTGGTTGTACTATCATGTTCTCTGTTATGCGAAATAATATTTGCTAACATTCAAGCTCCTTGAATAATTATAAATACATAAAGGGCTATAAGCTAATATAGCCGATTTGTCAGTGATCGAATCACCTTACTAACAGCATATAGAACTATATATAGAACTATAGAGTATACCTAATATATTAGGTATACTCTATAGTAACTAAGTTAAAATAATGAAAAGGTGATAGTAAGGTATGTACACTAAACAAATTAATAAAGAGACGTATTATTTATATAAAATTTAGTCAAAAGGCAAAGAACACTATCTTTATAAATAACACAATGTAAAATCAACTTTTTATTAAGATAATAACTTTAAGGTAAATGGCTTCTATCTTATCCAGGACTTGTTATACCTTACTATCATAAGATATATAACTATAAGAAAAAAAGTAAGTATACTAGTAGGCATATGCCTACTAGTATACTTATGGTTGCTGTACTCTTCTTTCGAAGTGTGGAGTATCTATAAAGGATTGGTAGAACCCGCCCCATTGATTAATCTCGCAGAGACTACACCAATATCTACCAATTGGCTCTAGAGATGCTTTATCTTGTAGCCATTGACCATCTTTAAATATAAATAGGTCTATAGCACATTTAACTAAGTGGTTAGACTTATTAGTTTTAGACTTACCAGTTCTCATGTAGATTTCTTGTTGTTCAGGAGTCCTTAATAGTTCTCCACCACGTACTTCATAACCATTTTGATGTAAGTAGATAAGTAGTTTACTTACATCTCGCATAAAGGCTTCTTGATGTTGACCTAATGTCATAATCGTTAAGTCCTTTCTTTAAAGAATGTGATATATTTGTTATTCAAATAGATCATCACCTGTATCATCCTCAGCATTAGCTTCTATATGATCATCGTTAATGTTCTCTAATATAGGAGCTCTGTATGGGAATGGTAAGGTAAAGTATAACAAATTATCATCGATTATTCCTACTCCTCTATGCTTACCTCTACATACAGTAAGATGCCATTGCTTATTTATCTTAGCTTTATAGATATAGATCTCAAAATCTATTACTTGGTCTATCTGTTTAGAACCTTCTGTATAACCCTTACCAGCTACCTCTTTTACAAACATAGAGTCTTGTATACCATTTCTTACTAGAGCTTTAGATTCCGAAGAGAGCTGATGGGCGCTTATGCAAGCTATACCTTTAGAGCTACAAAAGTTACGCATTCTTCTAAACATATCTCTTAACGCAGTACCAGTAGGACCACTATTATCGCAACCTGTAGTAGGTAGTATAGCTAAATAATCTAAAATTAATAACTGTACTTCATAACCATTAGCTTCATATTGATTAACCATATTAAAGATACTCTGGTAGGTCCACATAGAAGGATCTGCTCTTACTATAATACTTTCAAATCCATTCTGACCCAATCTTTTAATAACATAATCTTGTATCTGTTCTGTAGTAAGATTTTTAATATCATCTTCTGTATTTTCGGGTAGCTTTCTATTTTCGTTATAATATAGATATGTATACATATACTCTAATGTATCTACAGTTTCATCTTCGAAACTAAGATATATTAAAGCTGGTTTCTTTTTAGGATCTTTCATTTGTGGTCTATTAAATCTAGCTACCTGCATAAAGATAGATTTTAGAAAACCTGATTTATAATTATGCTGTAAAGAGTTTACAGTACCCATTTGCCCTTTACGAAATCCCAGAAATGTTCTATATAGCTCGTTAGACTATATACTGCTATAGCAGCCTATGCTTTCATATAGGCCCAGACTATATCTTAATCCTATCTAATATAGGACTGATGCGAACTTCCCTTTAAACCTTACTGGTACCACTTGGCGGTAGACCTATATGTTCTAATATAGGATTTACTAGTCGTTGAACATAGTTACTCTATGCTGCTGATTATCCATTACTAAGCCATAGAGAAGGTATATAGATACCCTTTTATCTCATCTCTATTTAGCATCCTCTAACTTATTTCTGCTTGCGCTCCTAACTATAAATAGTTAGGTATAGAGGCTTTAGGAACTCCCAGCAATTCTCGCATCTTATACCCCAATATATTACTATATTAGGCGGCAAATTTACCTTGTAGCATTCTATTAAGTTGTACCCAACCTGTCTTAAGTATACCACCTTCTTCTTTAGTAGCTTTAAGGTTATTAACTATATTATCCATATCATCTTTAGAAGAAAGTTGTAATGTATTAAGTACACCTGGGTCTTTAGTAGTTGTTTTCTGGCATAGTGACTCTAGCTCTGGTAGTATATCCATTACATCATCACTTACTGTTTTCTTTATATTACCAGTATTAAGGTTATAAGTTAATGTATTTAGTTTCTGTATAACCATAGCAGATTTATAATACTGCATAACTTTATTAACCATAGAGTTAACAGAACGTTTCATACCACCATCTGTCATCTCTGTCTTAAGTTGATCTGCAGCAGTATCATAGTACAGTTGATTAGTCTTAAAGATAACTTTAAGTTCTGCTAATAGATTACCTTTATCATCATAGGCTTCTGGATTAGCTATCATTCTGTTAAGTAGATCTATAAGTAATGTATCTGGATTACTAAGATCTCCTTCTAGCATATCTCTACGTTTAGGTTTAGTAACATTAAGTATAGACTTTACTAAGTTTCTACTATCGTAAGTTCCGTCTTTAGTTATCTCTCGTTCTCTAAACAATAATATAACACACGTTATAAGAATATCTATTCTATTCATAACACTTTCCTTGTTCTTTTCATTATCTACATTATTTTTATAATTTGATACATCTAAGTATAGTGTGTCTTTTAAAAAAGATACACAGATATAGTACTATTCAAGATTTCTGATTTTTTAGTATCTATCTATAGGAGTTTATATTCTATAGGTTATACTATAGAATGTAATACTAAAATCGTATAAGGAGATTTTACTATGGAATTTATAACTGGTAAAGAGAATTTTAACGATAGAGGCTTAACTACTCTATTTGTACCAGATTACGTAGTAGGTAACCCAGTATCTGATAAGATACTTTCTAATATAGAGTTCTATTTTAGAAATGATCTTAATAATAGTAAACCAGATGGTGAGGTTCTATTAAGTAAACAACCTAATGTGACTATAACAGATGTTAATAATAGAAAGATTATTTATGGATTAAAGGATATAGGTATACCAGAGTCTGATATTATTAAACTATTGACTACTGATGCTTATATTAAGACATATTTAGGATTACCTGTTAACACTGATGTAGATATGGATAACGTAAAACTATCTAGATTAGCTAGAGAGTCTGAAGCGGTTCTAAAGTCTTTGACTATAGATAAAGAAGTTAGCGATAGCTATATACAGGATATTGCAATGAGTAATATCGAAAAACCCTATAACGTACGCTGCACTAACAATATACTATTTATTGTTATGCATAGTGGGTTCGGTAACTTACTTTTAAGTAACCAATCTGTATTTGCTAAAATGTTGACTTCTGATATAGTTAGAGAATATCAGAATCATTTCGGTACTAGCAAACTACATAGTAGTGTGTTATTTAATGTTTATTTGCAAAAACTAGATACTTATATCTATAGCTAGGATATAAAGTAATACTAGTAACGAGGATTGTTGTAGCATAACAAGGAATTGTACATACGAGGATATAATAAAAATAACCATAAAAGGAACCCATATGAGTATGAATAAAACTCAAATTAAAGGTATTTTCGATGCTATGATGGCATCTGAAAAAGTATATAAATCTCTAGATCGTAACTCAGTAGCTGACTTTAGCTTCAACTCAGAGTCTCTATCTAGCCAAGATAGACGTGTTGCTGAAGATAGCTTTAGAAGTCTTAAAGAGACTATCGAGACTACGCTAGATGGTATTAACCTAGAGTCGCTAGGTGGTAACAGAGGTGTTGAACTAACTCCAGTTCAAAAAGCTGCTGCTGTTCAAGCTGCTGTTATGACTATTAACCCAGCTGCTTATACTAAAGCTCTTAATGGATCATTCGGTGCTGTTAAACCAGAAGATGCTGGTCTTAACTTCGAGTCTGTAGATACAGCTCTTGACTTTAGTTCAACACTTAAAGATCTAAGTGTCAACTTAGAGGCATTCGATGGTCAACAACTACAATCAGTTTACTATACTACAATTGCTCTAGCAGTTGCTACTAGTAAGCAAGATGAGTTTGCAGAAGCATTCTTCCCACTAATCGTTATGAACCCAGCTGATGCTTTCTACGAAGTTAAAATCAATATTGATAACTTTGTAAAAGAGTACAGACACATTACTCCAAGAGGTATTGACGTAGACTTTGGCGAAAAACCAATCTTGAAACACCTTTTCGATAATGAACTACTTAACGATAACAGATTGAAAATTAAACCATTTATCGACAATGACCCTGATAAAGAGTTCCTTGTACAAGATGCTAAATTTGGCGTTACTGTAAACGGTGAAACTTTCAACTCAGCTCCATATAGAATGGGTGCTAACATCGATATTTTCGGTGTAACTAACACTAAAGCTGATCTTGCTAAAGGTAGCGTAACAGACTTTACAGACGCACTAGATCGTGGTATGAGCCTTACTAACCTATACGTAGGTTTCCAAAATGCTGCTCAAAAAGATCTACAAGCTAAACTTGACCTATCACATAGACCAAGAGTACACTTCCAACTACCAGCAGAAGGTATGAACAAAGAGCTTACTGCTAACTTCAGCGGTGAATTCGTTCTTAATACTAAGTCTAGCAAAGACTTCCAAGATAAAGAGAACGCTGACAATGCTCTATTCGGCGCTACACTAGCAGCTGGTGATGAGTATGCTGTCAAAGTTGAATTAGCTGTTACTGGTTCTGTAAGAACAGATAAAGGCACTATCAAACTTAACGCTACTAAACTAGATATTCTAGAGATTAAGAAAGTTGACGACGGTACTATCGTAACTGATCTTAAAACTGGTATTGGCCAACAAATAGCAGAAGCTGTTGCTAAAATGTCAGTAGTTGGTTATGATCTTGACGTAGCTGTTACAAATAGCAACTTCAGAAAGAGAAGCATCCTATTAAGCTCTGTAAGCAGAAGATATAGACACATCTGCGAATTTAGAAGTGGCTTTAACGTACTTAAACCAATCTTCAACATGACTGGTGAAGATAACGATGCTATTGCAGAGACAGTTGAAAAACAATCTCTAGCTGTAAGCGCACTTATGAGTGTTAACGCTGTAAATACACTTGTTGGATTTACAAGCTACCTAAGTGATCTTAAAGAAGCTAAAGCTCTTGAGTCAGCTTTAACTAGAACACATGCAGATGTTGCTTATGTTCCATTCTTCCATAAAGAGACACTAAAAGTTAATGAGAACACAGATAGCCTAAGAAGCTACGAGAGAATCCAAGATATTGCAGCTAGCATTCTTAATAAGATTGCAGATGTAGTAACTGTAATGGGTCTTGAGTCTAACTATACTAACGTATTTGAGAAACTAGCTCCAGGCGTAAGAAAAACAGTTGTAATCGGTACTAACCCTTATGTAGCTAGATACCTAGGTCAACAACTACAACCATCTGTAAATGCTAGCGTAAGCAGCAACACATTTACACTAACACACGATACTGATGCTGTTATTGTAACAACTTGCAACCCACTAATGGATAAGAAAATTATCGTTAGCTTTATTAACCCTAGCAACCCAGATAGAAACACAGCTCCTGATATTCTAAACTTCGGTTTCGGTCTATATACACCACCATTCAACCGTGAAGTTCAAACTACAAGAGCTAACAGCACTGTTAAAGAGCTACACATTGAGCCAAGATTCTCTTACATCCCATCACTACCAATCGTAGCTGAGTTCGATATTGAGGGTATTACAGAGACTCTTAAAAAGTGCATCCGTGGTTACAAGGTTGTAACTAGCTTCTAATAGCTAGCTATAAGCTATAACCTAATTTACACTATAAGACTACTAGTAGGAGTAACATCCTACTAGTAGTCTATTTTATATTCAGAATGAAACATATACAGTTAGATATGTTCGAGTATAGGTAAACTATACTCGAATGTACATCTAGTTAACATTACATCAGAATGACGTAATGTTAACTAGATATTCTTTATATAGAGAGTAGTACAGATACCATATAGGTATCTGTACTACTCCGTTTATGAAAGGAGGATAAAGACTATGGTTTCTGAAAGATTCGATAACATGTTCGAAGTAGGAACTATTGAATCTAGAGTAGATTATTTAATTAAGTCTATAAGAACTCGAATAGACAAATGTAATCTACCATACCCAGTTCTAAATAAGTTTTATAAAGCTATAGATAGTTTAGTAGCCGCTAAACAACACTCTAATACAGCTTTAGAACAGCAACAGTTAAATGTTATACCTTATTTAGAGTCTTTTAACCACCAGTTAACTAGACTAGTAGGTTAAAATAGACATAAGTCACTCTGATAGCTTATTAGGCTATCAGAGTGATAACATTACAGTTAGATATGTTCGAGTATAGGTAAACTATACTCGAATAGAACATCTAACTGTATATAGTGTCAGAATGACACATATACAGTTAGATATTATTTATATAGTAAGAACAGTAAATGTTCTTCTATTAGAGCTAGTGTAATATAGAGAATAATAGCTAAATTCTTTATCTATTCTACTAGCTTATTTTATATTAAAATATAAGGAGTCTAAAATGGTAACTATAGGTCAAGAACCATTTCCAGATGTAGTAGAAACTCCTATACAGGAGTATGGGATAAAAGATGTTGAAAGAGATCTTAATACTAAGATGTATTGGGATGGTACCGTAGTTACAGATAACGGTACTCCACTACGTAAACCTAAAGTGGAAGGCGTTACTTTAGGAGAAGAACATAAGATCTACGATCCTAGATTAAGTAAAGATCCATTAGTAAGAAGATTAGCTAATGAATCTGGTTATAATGGAGTTATATACGTAGCTCCTGAGAATAGAATAGTTAATAACCCACTACCAGTAGTAGAAGAGGTTAAAACTATTAAAGAAGAACCAATAGTAGAGAAAGTAGATGTAGAAAAAGTAGTCTATGAAAATACTATAAAAGGTTCTTATACTGGTGACATATTAGGTACTATGGTATTAGCTTCGTTAGCAGTAGCTGTTAAGTTAGTATCTAGTAGACTAAGGGATAGTGAAGGTGTATTAAGAGCAACTCTTAACACTGGTTTTGATAGTGTAAGTACTGATACTTATAGAGGTATAGCTAATAAGATCTTTGCTAGTTCTGGATTTAAATCTATAGTAGTAGATGATCTTACAGAAGAAGACTATACTGTCTATAAGACTGTACTAGAACTTAAAGCTAAAGTAGATAAAGATTTAGTTAGAGCTAAAGCTGAAGCTAATGTAACTGGTGATTATAGTAAAGTTAATGAACTTATAGCTACTGGTACTAAGTGTGATAGTGAACTAGAGTCTATGAAGATAGTTAGTAAGGATGGTAAGTTATCTAAGATAACTACAGGTTATGAATCTGATGTAGCTAGTTTCTTCGATATTAAGATAGTTAATAATGATCTTAAAGGTGATACAGACTCTAATAAATGGAATACTATTAAATATGTATTTACCAATGTAAATCCAGAAGAGCATGTATTCCATACGTTAGATAGACGTAATAGACCATCTATGGTATATCCTAAGTATGAATTTACAGATGCTATTAAAACTTTATTTAATGGTTCTGTAGATGAGAAAGGTATATTCATAGTTACTAGAAATGTATTCGGTAGACCTAATCTTACTAACACTGGTTTAGATAATGATGGTAAGCCTATGGAAGATCTTGAGAAGCTATTTAACGAAGCTGTTGCTATAGCTAATGGTAATACTCCTATGGAGTGCTATAAACCATTAATAAATAATAATGGTGTTATACCTAATGTACATAGCTACCTATCTGGTTATGATACTAATATAGATAGTTATGCAGATGCTTATATTAGATTCATAGAGAAATATAAGCTAGGTATGAACTTTGGTACTTGTAACCTATTTAACTCTGGTATAGATAGTAGTATACTTAATAAGAAACTACAATATAGTCCTGATAAGGCTAATATTAAACTTTGGAAAGAGTTAGTATATAGCCATAGTAAGAAAGATGATATGTTACTTAATATTACTACTGGAGATAAGATACTAACTAGAGAAGATTATAATAATCTACTTATGTCTTATACTGGTAATGTAAGTAACTTTGTTATTAAGAAGAACCCTACTGAAGAAGAGTTAAGACTTAGTAGCTTTAAGTTATCAGAAGGTAATATAGAACTAAGTTTAGGTAACCAAGGTATCATAAGTAAGTTTATAGCTGGTAAGAACTATGAATATAGTAACTATCTATTAGCTAGTTGTTTAGATCCTAATCTGATGGTATCTACATGGACTAGAGATAACTACGAGAAACACTTCTGCAATGGCTATAGATATAACCTAGAAGAGAATAGAGCTAGAACTGCTACTCAGTTACTAAGAGCTAATGGTATACAAGCTGAAGATATAGTATTTATACCACTTAGTAAGCTAGAAGAGAAAAATAGCTACTATGACCAAGAGACTGATACCTTTATAGTACTAAACGATAAGATGCCTAGTGTTAATGCTAGCCATCCTTATAATGTTGTTAATAGAAATAGAATAGACCTTGATACTGGAGCTAGTAGTAGTACTGGCTTCAGTATCCTAATAGAGACTACAGAGTCTGAATACTTAGGTAGAACATATTATACTAAAGTATTCGGTAATGTACATCCTATACCAGTATGTAAGAGTAAAACTGGTAGGTCTGCTATAGTAGTAGCTATTAAAGGTAGTACTGATAATAGTTTCGAAGAAGTAGTATATCCATTAACCGATAGTAAACTAGAAGAGTTAAGTATCTATAGTAAACCTATAGAAGCTATAAGTAATGGTCTAGATGATAAGACTATAGCTATTAAGAAATTTGATACAGATTATCATAGAGCAGATACTGAATATGAGAAATCTAAGAATGATCTTAAGAAGTGCTATATAGACTGTCTTAAGTTAACACTAGACCAACAGAAAGCTATACAGGATTGTATAGCAAGTTCTATTAAGCAAGTTTATAGTATAGAGCTAGAGAAGATTAAACACGTTAATGATAAAGCTAAAGCGCTTAGAGAGAGTAACTCTCTAGGTGCTGATTTGCTTAAATCACTAGCATCTGGACTATCTAGTTTAGTTTCACTATGGAATCTTGCTAAAGGATTTTAAAATTTAAAAAATCCTATATTAAATAGAAAGTTAAATTAACGTAAAAGGAATAAAATGGATAGTTTACTTGCAAAAGCACTTGATGAACATACACCACAGATGAACCATAGGTTCGTCCGTGGCATAGTTAAAGATGTATTTAAAGCAATACCTAAATATCTAGACAGAATGATCAGAATCAGTATGGCTAAAGTAGATCCTAGCATAGACTTTAAATATGTTGGTTATAAGATATGTACTCCAGAAGAAGAGCTTATGGAAGATACTTTACCTAAAGCAGGTAATAGATCTGCAGATATAGCTAAGAATAATGTAAGGCTAGTAGAGTTTCAATTTGAATATAACGGAATGAAACTATCTAAATATATATACCTACCATATGCAGAAGCTGGTAATATATTTACTATAAGTGGTACTAAGTACGTAGTCATGCCAGTAGTAACTGATCTAGTTATATCTGTTAAACCAGATAAGATATTCGTAAGGCTACATAGAGATAAGATCAATGTTACTTCTGAGCAACGTAGAGTTATACTAAATGGAGCTAGTGAACCTGAGTTACTTAGGATACTGTATGCAGCTATATTTAACGCTGGTGCTAAAGATAAGATGCGTAAAGATGCTAAGACTCCATTAGGTCTATATTTACTATGTAGATATGGACTTAGAAAGACTCTATCTAAGTATACAGATATTACACCAGATGATCTATTTGTAAGATATGATCCTAATAATGAATATACACCTGATAAATATCCAGAGTACAATATATTTAGTACTGTAGGTGAAAAACCTAGACTCTATGATAAGGGTGTAGCTTATAGACAACACTGTATGAAAGTTCTTATTAGGAAAGAGATAGATCGTGATAGTCTTATAAGTAATATTATAGGTGGTATCATAACTAGCTTTGATCTTATAAATGGCTATATAGAACAAGATATGGCTAAAGCTATAGATGCTGAAGAGAGAGCTTGGAAGAATCTAATAGCTTATGGTAAACCTAAGTCTAAATCTGATCAAGAGTATAATAACTTAGCGTTTCTCTATAAGAAAGCTAAAGAAGCTGAGAAGAAAGTATGGGGAGACATATTAGGTCGTACTATGTATCAAACTGGTATAACAGTAGATAAGATAAGATCTGATGTTAGAGAGCATATTACAGCTGTAAATAGCTACGTAGATGAGATAATAGAAGAGAAGTTAGTTAATATAGGATTAGATATACATAACTTCTGGGACATGTTAGTGCATATTATAAGAATCTACTATACTAGTGTTAATAATGCTAAAGAGTATAATAGAAATCTTAACCATATACACTTAGATCTTAACTACTATATATGTTATGCTATCATTATAGGATTCAATAAGGCTGTTAAGCAACTTAACCAACGTAATGAGAAATCTAGTAATGGTACACCATCTAGAGAAGAAGTTAAGAAGGTTCTTAATATAAATATATCCGAGAAGATAATCTATAGTCTTACTAAATCAGTAACTCCTAACCTAGCATTAGCACAAGCTGATATTAGTAATGATAGCTTCTATTATAAAGCTACTTCACAACTAGAGAATCAAAATAGAGGTGAAGGTGTATATAGAGGTGGTAAATCTCCATTCCCGGATAATATTAGAACACTTACAGCTCCTATGTTCTGTTTTGGTAGTCTTTTATACCTAATCAAAGCAGCACCATCTCCAAGCCTACGCGCTAATCCTTGGGGCCAATGGGATGAAGCTACTGGACATATTATCATACCAGATCATCTTAAAGCTTCTATAGAGAAACTGGATCATGCTCTACGTGGTGTAACAGATGCTGATAATGTACCAGAAGAGCTTAAAGCTCTTAATGATGATATGCTAGAAGATTTAAATAATGAAGAAAGAGAGGACGATGATGTTGAATCAACAACAGATGATGCTGCTGAATCAGAAGCTGAGTAGTATCATAGCTAGTACGAATAATATAGAATACAATTTAAATAACATGCTAAGGCAGGGAGATAGATCTCCTGCCTTAGCAGATCTATCTATTAAGCTAATAGTAAACTTAGTTATATATAACTATATAGATCTGTTTATGAAAAATGGTATTAGAGCTTCAGCAGCTAGTATACTTAATACATTAGCATCTAGTAAGTATAATACAGCATTAGGTATTGCATATAGTAATAATGTAAATATATATCTAGATGGAGCTATACAACAAGCTGACAATATGATAAAAGAGATATTAGGAGGAAATAACAATATGATGTATACAAATATGGGTAATAATGTATATGGTGCTGTACAACCTATGGTAGTACAGCAACCTATGTTACAACAACCTATGATGGCTTATGGTAATAATAACTATAACTATAATACTACTGCTATGAATGCTGATGCTGGAGTATCTAAGTATAGTAACTCTAATACTATACAAGCTAATACTAATCCAGTACCAGTACAACAAGTACAGAATATACAGACTGTACAGGTACAACCAGAACCAGTAAGACAAGTTAAGAAAGCTATACCTTATTTAGCAGCTAAAGGTGTTACTTATAACTCTGAAGTAAGTAACCCAACTGGTAGAGAAGAAGATACATATCCTATCTTACCAGCTACAGATTCTACTAGAGAGTATAATACTGTATTACCTAATATAGTACGCTCTATATTAACTAGTAGCAATGAATCTGATACTATACAACGTAATGTACTAACTAGAGTAGCTTATACTGTTAAGAATCTATATACAGTACCTACTTCTAAAGTAGATAGTAAAATAGATCTGCAACATATCTATAGTAACTTAACAGATCTAGCTAGGTTATATCTATCTCTTAACCCTAAGACAGCACAAGGTGATATAGATACTATACTACTAGACTATAAAGATATATTAGCAGCTGTAGACAAGTGTATAGATGTTATAGCAGATAGAGTACTTATAGATAATGCTCTTAAAGAGCTCTATAATCAAGCTGCTGAGGTTGCTAATAATACTAAAGTAGTTAATAATGATAAACTAGGTGTAACAGCTTATGGTTATGAATATAAAACAGATGGTATCCTATTATATTCTCCAGAAGTTATGGATACAGAGTTCTATCTATCTAATGCTATAGGTAAACTACATCGTTATAGTTACTCTTCTTTATTTAATAGTTTAGATAGTTTACTACCAGAGAAAGGTAATTATACTAGATTAACTATATTCAATACAGATACTATGGTAACTATAATCATTATGCGTAGTACAGTTGATACATTCCATTATAAGGTAGTATCTAAACCAGTTGATATTAACATTTAAGACGTAAGGAGATATAAAATATGACTATTAGAGATTTTAAAGCTAGTGACTACACTAGCTCTTCACTCTTAAGAAGCAATGAAGTTGAGTCTTTCTATTACTTAAATAGATTAACTCTAGATCAATACCAAGCTTACTCTCTATTAGATACAGTAACTGGTTATGTCTGCTATGATGGACTTAACTATACTGCTGACATGATAGAACAAGAGCTAACTGATTTTAATCTAGTACTAGATGCTGTTAAATCTAAATTAAGCTCTGTTACTACTATGGGAGAACTATTAGAGGTTCTTAATGTATTGCACTCTACTACTAATAGAACACAGTCTAAGTTTATAGAAGCTATCTATCTTAAACTTACTACACTATTTACTACTATAGTACGTTATGTAGGTAATACAGATCTAAATATAGATGCTATAGACGAAGATTACCACGATGCTGTTAAAGTACTTAACCAGCATGGTACATATAGTCTAGTAGAACAAGAACTTAATAACTTAGCTACTTCTATAGCTAATGCATTAGTATCTAATAGCTCTATATTTATTAAACGCTATGAAACTACTGGTATCTCTTTCGAGTTATCTTATGTTACTCCTATAGTATTCTATCAAGGAGCATGGACAGTTAACTTTAGAACACCAGGTTTATTTCAAATCCATATAGGTAGCTTTGAGTTTACTAAACTATCTAATATAGTTAATACTACAGGACTATCTATATTTAAGCTCTATAATAAGAACCCTAATAGAGATAATGGTACAGTTACAGTTTACTTTAATAAACAACTTAATCTATTTACATTATTAGTATAAGTTAGTATTTAAAGTTATTTTAATATACTCTATACCGCCATATAGAGTACATATACATATATTACAATAAGGAGAATATTATGTTTAATTTCATATTTAAAACAGTTGCTGCAGCTGCTATATTTGCAGTAGGATATAAAGTAGGTAAAGATGGTATAGGTAAAACTATAACAGCAGTAGAGGATATGGTTAATGATGCATCAGATCGTGTATCAGCCGCATGGGACGAACTACTAGCTGCTGATGAAGCATCTAGAGCTCAAGCAGAAGCTACTCTAGATGAATATACTAAAGATACTGAAGATACTAACTTAAAAGGTCTATAGTATGCTTATACATATGTTAACAGTTGGTACTACGCCAACATCTGTAGGTATATCTACGTTAACTAATAATCCATTAGATCTAGCAGAGTATCATGGAGATGAAGATGGTGGTTATATACTACCATATGATCAATCTTATCTATATAAACGTAGAGAAGATTTAGGCTTAGAGTTTGATACTATAGATATACTATCTGATATACCTTACTTTAACTCTATAAAAGATAAGTATATAGATACTGAAAGTATATTTACTCTAGGAGAGTATCTATCTGATATAAGCTATAAGACTACACAAGATCTTAGTTATGCTACTGTAGATTTAAACTATGTAGATCCTATAGCATCTGGTTTAGTTTGTTATCTATTAGATAAACCTAGCACTAGTTACTTTATACTTAATGGTTACTATAAAGAATCTGATACTAGTATATTACATAATAGTATAGAACTTACTGTAGAGTATAATCCTGATATTAAGACTATAACTTGTACTATATCTATACCACCTCTAGATGAAGCTACCATTCTAGATGAAGATACTTTTCTAGATGATGCTACTGTAAGTAGTACTAAGTACTATAGAGAAGCTGATATAAAAGCTCTTATAGCTAATCCTAATAGATTAACTATAGTAAGAAATGATATAACTACTTTGTTAAAAGAGCTAAATAGTTCTTATAGCTTTACTAGATAACATTACGCTACTATACATACCTTATGGTATGTATAGTAGCTATAGTTTTATTATAAAGTTATTTTTATCTATTCGGTAGATAGATACCTATCGGTATCTAATCTATCTAATCGGTATATAGATACTTCGTATCTATTCTTTCTAATAGGTAGATAGATACTACGTATCTAATCTATTTAATGTTATATCTATATACTATACATATATCGTTACACTCTATGATAGTATATAGATATATACTTATTGGTATATTAGGTATATATCTATTTTATTTCTATTGTATATATAGTGAACTTACTTTAGTAGTTCTGTATATCTTTACTACTATTGTAACTTTAGTTGTCTGCTTACTTAATAGGTGCTAGTAACTCATTTCATATAGGTATATTCTTAAACACTACACACTGCTATGACCTAGACGAGATTCTAGGGGGTAGGAGTAGGAGTGAGGGAGGGGATACGGACTATAGACGAAACGAGGCACGAGGTGAGGATATGGACGTATACCGACCGAAGAAGACCAACTAGAGGAGAAGAGACGCGAAGCGGATCTTGGGGCTATACCTATATGAAATAGATTACCTAGATAAAAAGAGTTAGGGACGCGAAGCGTCCCATTATTATTATTATTGTCAGCCATTGCTCCACCAAAAAAAAAATAACA